TATAACGAAAGCATATAAAAGTCAGCGCGCAAGGCCGATCGGGGCCGGCGAGCTAGGAGTACTAGTACTGGTCCACCAGAACTACCCCCCGCTCGCACTTTTATATAACTTCTGGAGCCTCTTGATTACATTTTGGATATGTTCCCGTTCGGATTCCTCCTTCTTTCCTCTACTCTTTTTGTGAAGGGCATTATAGAGTTTGATCCTTTCCCAAGGCGTTGATGTTCTGTACTCATTTACTCCACAATACTCACATTTCCCATCAGGTACAAGCCGGGAACATGTTTTACAATTCTTGTAAAGTGGCTTGTGTTCTGATGGGAATATGGAATATTGTGCGGATTCCTCACGTTTTACGATCATGATTAGATCCCTCTAATTGTATAGCCAGATAGTGATATGATCTTGAGAATCCAATCAATCAAGCGCATTGTGTAGTCCTCCATATGAATGTGGAAAAGGAAATGGTGAGGACCTGTACTAGCGCCCCCACCACTTAGATCCTCACGCCTCTACTTCCTCAGATTCCTCGATTCCCGCGAGAATGGAATCTACCGATTCCACTGTCAACATTTTCTTCACGAATGGGTCGATCTCGCGTCGGAGGGAAACGTACTCTTTCGCGAACGCATCGACGCGGGAATGAAGGTCCGCGAACACCTTCAGGAGATCCTTGCGCCCGCTCACATGCGCGACGGTGATAAGGTTGTTGACTTGCGAAACGAGCGTGGAAACGGAAGTGGTCTGCCGGGCCTTGCGAGACATAGTGTCCTCCGTGATAGTGGGCGATCGGTCCATACGCATAATCTAATAGCGGGGCTCGCGCTGCGCAAGGGTCTTGTGACGAGATTGTGATGAAGTTGTGAGAGTCTTAGAACTAAGGTATACAAACATGTATGCAAGACTGTATGCAAAACTGCATACGCAATTGTATACAAACCGGGGTACCCCAAAAACTAGTTTACAGATTATGGGTCCCGAAGGGTACCTTAAAATAAAATTCTAATAACTTTCAATTTCTATTTTTTCATTTAAATTTTCCCCTTTTATTTTTTTATATATTTCTTCTTATAAATTATGCGAATTGGCTCTCTTGGACTTGTTGGATCGTTGGAGTTGACTCCGTGGGGAGGGAGTGTTATACTACCCTACGGGGGAGTGACCGCCTCGATTTTGGAGAAGAAAATGGGAAAATTAAAGGGTGTGCTTACAAGTTTAAATGATATACTTGGTCCATTTCCGATTTATAATTATATAAATGGTGGTGTTTGTGTTCAATATGGAACAGGTGGTGCTGGGACTATTGTGTTAGAAGCTAGTTTAGATGAACAAGACGATTCTTCTATTCAATGGACGCAAATCCAAATGAAAAATCCTAATGATATTGCTGGCGCACCTATTGCTAATTTAGCTGCTGCTGGATTAGGAGTTGCCGATGTTGTTGGATTTAGACTCATTAGAGTTAGAAAGAGTGTAGCTGGAATTGGTCCAGTTACGGTTTCTATGAGTGTAGGGATTGGATAATATGGGATCCACTGGTGGGAGTACGAATTTCTCTGGCAAGTTGTTAGCCGAAAAGATAAGAACTCAAAAGGGAGCTACCATGCCTACTAGGACAACCTACACTCCAGTTAAGACAAATGCTGATTTAATTAATGATTTATGTAAAACTTATGGTCTTAAGTATGTAATTGATTCATCCGGAGAGAGGGTGAAAATTCATTTTACAGACAGAGAGGGTGTAATTGTTACTGGAATTGGTGTTGGTATTAGAGAAGCTATTACAGATGCAGCTCCAAAATTAGGAGTTGGAAAATGATTAGTCTTGGCTATCGCCTCCGGAATCTCCCAAATCGCTTTAGGAGTTTTAAACAGGAACTCTTGACTATTAGTAAGATTGGAATAGCTGCAGAGTTAAGAGCTACCCATAATAAAGGAGATGGCTCTAGAATTGATCTTGGTGTGCTTGGTAGAAAGCTTGTAACTGATGATGGAGCAGAATTTATTGTAGATGCTTTTCAGAATCTTGTAGAATTAGAGAATATGAAGTATCATGCATCTGGGACAGATAATACTGCTGAAAATGTCTTAGATGCTGCATTAGGAGTTGAAGTTGCAACAAGAGTAGCAGGTACACAAACAGAAGGTTCTGCAGTACAATATGTAACAGTTGCAACGATTCCATATACTGGTACATTAGCAATTGTAGAGCATGGTATCTTCTCCGCAGGTGCTGCTGGAGTATTATTAGATAGAACAGTCTTTGCAGCTATCAATGTGGTAAATGGTGATTCAATTCAGTTTACATATACATTAACTGTCAACTCTGGTGGTTAATTATGATTACATTGCAGGAATTACATGATGAATTAGTGAACGATCCTAATAATTATGGTTTTGCTTCAATGATTGCATCTGGATCTACAAATTTAATTGTTGATGAATTAAATATGGTTCGTAGTAATATTACTATCACCAAACGTTCTGTTTCTGTTGATGAGGTAATTATTACGATTGATCCAGCAGAATATATGGCTGTACAGCAAGCTGCAAAGAGAGAATGGGTTCAGATGTTATTGAGTCTTTCTCTTGGTGAAGTTCCTACAAATAATCAGAATATTATTAATGGTATTATTAGTATATTTGGTTCTAATTCAAATACGGTTAGTGCATTGAATGTACTACGGCAAAGGAATGGGAGTAGAATTGAACAGTTATTCGACGTTGATGACAAAGTTACAAAAATCCAAGTATTAGATGCAATTAATTATGTACCATAGGAGTTTCTAATGGCGGTACTGAAAATCACCTATAGTTCCGCCGCAGCAATTACTTGTACTCTTACTTCTCTAGCTGATGCTGCTTCTAGAGAGAGTTCAGTAATTCCAAATACTTCCGATTTATTTGATGATGTAATCGTTCGTGTTAAAACAAAAGGCCAAGCTGGTGGAACTGATAGAGTATATGTTTGGGTATATGCTGCTGTTGGAGATACTATCTATACTGATGGAGCAACTGGAAGTGATGCTGCATTTACTACTGCGAACATTCTAAATTGTGTTGGTCTTGGTAGTATTAGGATGAATGGGGCAAACGGTGTTGTGGCAATCTTTACTGGTATCGCTGATTTGTTTGGTGGTAGAATGCCAGAGAAATGGGGTTTGATTTTTGAAAATCAAAGTGGTGCTGCATTATCAGCTACTGCTGGAGATCATGATATTGATTATCAAGGTATTACATATACATCATCATAATGAATACACGCGGGCGTAGTATTTGGTTGGGTGTTGGAGTTGAATCATTTAGCGGTGGTTACACAGATAATGTAACGCAGTTTAATCCTGATGGTGATACTTATCAAACTATAGCAGCGTGGGTAGTGCTTGGTAGAAATGCGGTTGCTGCTAGAATTTTTGGTCAAAATGCTCAACCATCAGGCAATCATTTCTGTACATTACGTCCAGTTGAGCAATCAGAGTTTACATTTTCTGCTACTACTGGTTCTATTTTAGTTAGTCAACTTGCTGGTGGTTGTCAATATGGAGGTCCACCACTTGGAGTTCCAGTTTTCATCGCGGCTAGAGTTGATGCATCGAATGTAAATAATAGAAAGGGTTGGACTGGATTTGTAAATGCTCCACCATTAGAATGGACTAGTACTGGTGGAGATGTTGGTAGTGGAGTTTTTAAAGCAGCGAAACCTGGTACATACTTTAATGTGTTTTCATTTGGAGGTAATGTAGGTTTCTTGAGTTGTGTTTTATGGAAAAATGCTCTTATTGACCCAGATGAAATTTATGAATTTTGGCGGAGTGGTATAATTCAAACACAACCTTGGGGAGCTTGGGTAGTAGATAGAAATTTGCAAGTGGCTGTTGATTTGTCTGGGAATAAAAGACACATGCCGATGGCATCCGGCAATGAAGTTGGACCTATGATGCCTAGTGTTGCAATTAGAACTTGGAGAAGATGGCAAGCTGTTCCAGAATTTTGGGTTGATCCTGCTGCTACAATAACTCCACAAGCAGCAGCAGGAGCTTTAAGTGTTGAAGGAGATTTATCTAAGTTAGTTGGCAAGATTGATACTGGTATTCTTAGTTCTGTTGGAGTTTTGAGTAAAGAGACAGATAAGAATATAGATGGAATCCTTAGTTTTGCTGGTATTATAAATAGAGAGGTTGATAGGAATTTAGCTGGTGATTTGGATTTTTCTGGTGATTTAGCTGTTTCTAAATTGTATTCTAGAGGTGTTGATGGTAACTTCTCCTTTACTGGAGTTTTAATAAAAGATATAAACAAGAATGTTGTTGGGATTCTGGGCTTGAGTGGGTCTTTAGTTAAAGAGACTAATACATCATTAAGTGGGTCATTAGATTTTAGTGGTAATTTACTTAGACAAATTGATAGAGATTTAACTGGAACTTTGAGTTTTGATGGAGATTTAGTTAGATTAAAGTCTTTTGTTAGATCCGTTGATGGTGATATAACTCCTATTGGTGGTCTTACATACGTAATTCATAAAACTCTAGGTGGATCATTATCTTTGGATGGAGATTTAATAAGAGACGTATTCAAACTATTAGTTGGTTCAATTAATTCATTAGGAGATTTAAATAAACTAATTTATAAATCGTTTGGTGGAACAATTACATTTGATGGTAATCTTGATTCTATTAAATTAGCAACACAATCCTGCTTTGGTGATTTAACACTAAGTGGATTTGTTATTACTGAAATTAATAAATATTTAGCTGGCTCAATCCTATTGAATGGAAATTTACGAAGGGATATAGATAAACAGATACCTGGGTCTTTGAGCTTTAGTGGTAGTTTAGATGCCCAAATAGATGCAATTGATCAAGATGCTGATGGTGTATTGGATTTTGTTGGGAATTTAACTACTTCTCATATTCCGTTTGTGCCAGGTAGTACTGATTTTGATGGTGTTAGAGGACCGTTTACAGCTAGGTATAGGAGATAAAAATGCCGGATTCTGTTTTCGCTAACGAGAGGAGCAATTGAAGCGATGAAAAAAGTAAATGATTTCTACACAGATACTGCTCCAGCAGATGCTAAGATGAAGAATGATGTATCCTCGGACACAACTATTGGTGGTTCTACTAGTGTAATTGGGGATGTAAACAAAAATATGCCTGGTGAGGATATTGGTGTAGGTATCAAGGGTTTGGTTGTTAATAAGGGTAAGGGAAAAAAGGTGAATTTTCCATAATGCCTAGAAAGAATAAATATAATCCTAGCGGGTATCCTGTTCTAACTAAGGGACCTAAGAATAAGAGTACTCATATTAAGCATATAGATCACAACGTAAAGAGACTTAGCAGGTTTGTAAAGAAATGAGAATGAATGTAGATGTAGTATCTGGAGAATTATTAGACTACTACTTTCCTGATTCTGATTCTGATTCTAGCGAGAATGGGAATGGGAAGAAGGACAAGTGGCAGCCTAAGAAGTGGACTGTAGAATACGAACAGATTGTTTTGATGGATTTAATGGGATTGAAAGGATATGAGATAGCAGAGAAAGTAGGTATAACCCCTCAACATGTATACAATATTCTAGCAACTGATGAAGCTATTGCTATTCAGAAAGCTATGATTGGTAGGGTTAGGAAGAAGAGTTTCAATATTACTGAGGAATTAACAGAAATTCAAGAGCTCACTGTTCAAAGACTTAAGAATTGCCTAAAAGATGATGAAACATTTAAGACTTCGCGGCTTGGATTTATTGGTAAGGGTATTGATGTAATGAAGGGTATTGGTGAACACTTAAAGAATGCCCCTTCAGTTCAAGTGAATCAACAATTCACTATTCCTCCTTCGATTGCAGATAGATTCCTACTTGGATTAGAAAAAGCTGATGAGGCTCGTAGATTGAGAGCTGGTAGAGAGGTATCTGTTGTCGAATCCAAATAGTCCTAAAGATAGGGATTATATAATTACAGAAGAGGACTATGATCGTCTCTTCTCTACATTTGATGAGATGCGTAAAAAGGCTGACAAGAAAAGAGCTTCTTTATCTAATGAAGAAATACATATTTATCGTGCTAGATGTAAGAGGGATCTTTTCTTCTTAAATACAGCCATTTGTGGTAATCTTGATCTTCAACCTAAATTACATGGTGAATGGTGTGAGTATTGGGAGGATGTATTCTATAATTACCAATTTGCTTTAGGCTTACTCCCACGAGGTCACTTTAAGACTTCAACTAAGACAGTGGTTGATAATATCCGAATTGCTTTACCTTATACAGAAGAAGATAGATTATGTGATGAAATAACTAGACCATTACCATATCCACTTACTTTAGGTCCAAATATTCGAATATTAATTGTACATGAAGTTGAAGATGAAGCAGCGAGATTCTTATTTCAGATTGCTGCCAATTTTATGTCTAATCCACTATTAATGGCTTACTACCCTGAGTGTGTACCGGAAAGAGGGAAGCAAGTTATAAACAAAACCGCCTTAACTCTCCCGAGGGATGGTATATTTGGTGAGCCTACATTTGATGCAAAGGGTGTATCAGCAAAACAACAGGGAAACCATTATAATGTTATATCCCCAGATGACATCTATGGTAAAGAAGCTCGTAAATCTGAGGCAGAGAGCCAACAGCGTAGAGATTTCATTGATGGTATATTTGGGTTCTTGAATAATCTTAGTATAGATAAGATTTCTGGTGTTGGTACTAGATATAAGTATGATGATGTATATGGCTATATGATAGATAAATTTGAGGATAAATTATCTGTTTATAGAAGAAAAGTAGTTGAAAAAGATTCTGAGGGCATTGAACAAATCATATTCCCAGAACGTGTTACTCCAGTTCAACTTGAGATTATTAAGAAGAATAAGGAAGTTTACTATTCAGAGTGGTTGAATGATCCAGAAGAAATTGGAGATGGGTTTAATAAGGAGTGGTGGAGGACTTTTGAATGGTTGGATCAGTATAGAATAGCTGTACTTGACGGCAATCCTAATCATCCTTCAGTTGTTAGTGTTAGAGATTGTTATATATGCTTACATATCGACCCCGGAGAAGTTACAGGCGGATTTGTAATCTCTGCTACTGATTATTGGTGGCGTACATTTACATTAGGAGCAATTCCAATCGACTTCCCATCAACTGCTTTAGTTGAATTATTATTTAGTCAATCTGTGAAATGGGGAGTTCACCTAGTTACGATTGAATACGATGCAGCCCAACATCTATTAGGTGATTGGGTTCGTAGTGAAATGAGCAATCGAAATATCTACTTTGAGATTCATCCATATAGAACTAGGAAAATTGCTAAAACTAAAAGAATTGAATCTCTTGGTCAATTATATTCATCTAATCAGCTTTTTCACAATGATAAACAAGAAGAATTAAAGAAGGAGTTTGAGAGATTTGGGAAAACTTCTGATATTCATATTTTAGACGCGTTGGCTCAAATTATGGATGAAGGAGTTCGTAGGAGAGGCTTCCCTCCTGGATCGTATGGTATTATTGGAGTTCGAGATGATTCAGTAGAGAGTAGAGGGGTTGATCCTACAACTGGCTACTCCCAAATTGAATATGGGGGATCTTATTGATGAATAAACCACGCCTTGAATCTGTATATTTTGGTACTAGGGAATACCATTGGCTTGCTGGTGTATTGGAGAAATCTGCTCGCTTTCACCTAAAAGATAGGTGGGAGATAAATGTAAGGAAGATTGAAGGTCATAATCTAAAAGCAGCTCTCTCATCGAAATATGTACGTAAAGAATTATTCCCAAATAATGCTCATAAAGCTCTTGCTTGGTGTGAGATTATAAAAGAAGCTCCTATTGGAGATAGGATTCTCTTAATTGATTGTGATACATTCATTCGTGCCCCATTAGATGAGATTTGGGAGCTTGATTTTGATTATGCTCGTACAACTAGGGATTATAAGTGGCCATGGAACTCTGGGGTAATGTTTGTTCGTGTTAATGAGAAAACTAAGAAGTTTTTTGAATTAATCACCGAAGAAACCTTTAAGATGCTTGGTGATGCTAGGTATCATGAGATATATGAGAAGAAATTTGGTGGTATTCACCAAGCTTCTATTGCTGCAACTATTGAGAGAAATCTAATTCCAGGCTTTAAAGTTTTAGATATTCCTTGTTTAATTTGGAATAGTGAACATACACACAGAGGATATGAAGATTTCATTCAGTCTAAGATCGTACATTTACTACCAAGTGGTCGAAAGAAGATATTAAAAGGTGATTCTTGGGCTAATGATAAGAATTGGAGACATATTGGTAAAGAATGGCATAGTTGGGCGGGAAAGATTGTGTATAACTACCGATGGGATGAGGTTGTTTCTAAGTTAGATGAGCTTGGAAATGGTTTAATTATTGCTGAAATTGGTGTTTGGGATGGTTTGATGACAGATAAGGTATTGAAATCTGATAAAATTAGTATGTACCACCTAGTTGATCCTTGGAAAGCGTGTACTCCAAATAGTAGTTGGTGCATTTCTGGATCGAAATTGGCAACTTATAATCAAGTAAAGTTCGATAAGGCATTGAAAACAACTAGATTAAGGATAAAACGCGATCGTAGAGCTAAAATACATCAAATGGAGTCACTTGAGGCTGTTAAATTGTTCCCAGATAATTATTTCGACTTAGTTTTCATAGATGCTGACCATTCTTATGAAGGTTGTAATGAAGATATTAGAGCTTGGTTGCCAAAAGTGAAGGTTGACGGTTATCTTTGTGGCCATGATTTTGATGAACCTAGATTTTTAGGAATTAGAGAAGCTGTTGAGGGTAATTTTGGTGATAATTATACAACTGGAGAAGATTATACTTGGTTCCACAAAGTAGGAGGTAATAATGGAGGGAAAGAAGAAGTGGAGGAAGAAGGGGTCGAAGTCGGAGAGATTGGTGAAGGAAGCCTTTCACGAAGTGGAGAACAATCCACCATCAACGCTTAAGAAGCAGTCAAAAGAGAAAATGAGGAGACAGAAAATAGCAATAGCCTTAAGCAAAGCTAGAAAAAAGGGAGCAAAAGTATGAAAAAGTTAATTGTTATTCCCGTACTACTCTTTGTTTCTTTAGTTGCTCAGGCACAACCCAATTTCAGAGCACCAAGAAATACTAGAGTTGTATTATTACAACAAGTTCCAGACTCCATACAAGTTGAAGTCTCTTGGAATCATTCCACTCCGAGATCTCTTGTAAGAGGTTATATTGTAAGTGTAGAAACTCCTTCGTGGATTTTATCTGATACAGTGCCAGCAGATCAGAATGCAGATTCGCTATGGATTCATCGAGATACTATAGATGTTTCAGTGGAATTTAGAGTTATTGCTCTAACAGATGGTGATCCTGTTGCTTCACCATTATCTACCTTTACCATACCTGCAAGTACAGTAGTTACAGCGCCTGGGAATGTTCAAGTTAAGATAATCACCTCTATTGGTATGTATCCTGATTCTATTTCTCTCGCTGGTTTAGAAAGATATGATACAATACCTAGTATTGGAGATTCTATTCATTTCCTTCCAATTGGTTGGTTTGGTAAAATATCAATGGTTTGTGGTAGTTTAGATACTGGTAATAGAGGATGGATTCAAGTTGAACCTAAAGCCTCTGCTCAACCATATGGCTGGTATATGACTGATGGAGGGGCATTTATACCAGATAGCGGGTGTGGTTGGCAAAATTCATATTCAACAGATCGTAATATTGCAGATGTAACATTTAGTGACGTAGGAATAACACTATGATTGCTCCAGCAAATATTCGTTTACTGCGTGCTACCGGCCTTGATGATGATGGAATATCAGGAGTAGCAGGTGAAATAGGAAGAATTTTAAGTAATGGTATTCCTAATTCTTTAACTTTTGATGATATTCAAGCTGAGGCAGTATTTACTGTATTAAAAGTATATAGGCGTAAGCCTGATGCTACAAATGCTTATGTTTGTGTATCTACAAGACACAAGATATTTACTCTCATAAAGAATGAGAATAGAGAATTTTTTAGATATAATGATCTCCCAATAGAGAGAAATGGAACTGGTTGGCCATTTAGAACTAGAATAATGAGACTGCCTTTGGTGGATAGGGAATGCGGAGATTGTGGTATTTACATGGCACAAATCAATCCTTCTAGATACTATTGTGATGATTGTTCTAAGGCGAGAAGAAGAGAAAAACGGAAGGGGTATGATAAGAAGCGGAGAACAAAGGCTTGTGTTTCTGACCCCGTTACACAAGGAAGTAAGTATGAAACGGGAAGAGGCGAAACTGCATGAATCTCTGTATTATACATTACGATAAGGACAAGAATCCATGCACAGACGCCTAACGACGGGAATGAGGATTGAGGGGGGTTATAAGTAAGAGGACCTCAAACTGGGTTGAAATACTCAGCATCTCTTGTCCTTAAGTATAATAAAGAGATGAGAGGGCTTACTTAAATTTTAAAAGGAAAAGGGAAACAAAAAAATGCCGTATCCAAGAGAAATATACTTGGGTGAAGTGAGAGAAGCTGAGTTGGTTCAACATATTGAGTCTGAACTAGTTCAATATTATATGGATACGAGTGAACATCTTGATGATTTAATTCAATGGCAATCTGATTACTGGGCTAAACCTACAAAGAAGCAGGCTATTTTTCCATTTAAAGGAGCTTGTACAACTGTAATTCCTGTTACAGCTATTGCTGTAGAAGCAATTCATGCTAGAACAGAGACACAATTGTTTGGACAACAACAGTTAGTTGCTGCGCAGTCTATTTCTAATGAGTGGGATGAGGCCCAGAAGCCTCTTGAAGATTTTATGAATTATTATTTATTTAGGAAAATAAAGATTAAAAGTGAACTTTCTTCTTGTTTTCTAGAGGCTGAAAAATTTGGTACTATGATTGGTAAACCTGGTTATGAGAGAGTTGTTAGATATGGTGCAAGAGAAATTAATGGTGAGGAGAAAAATTTCTCAGTTGTATACAAAGATGGTCCTTGTTTTGATGCAATTCCTGATTCTAGATTCCTTTATCCTTATTGGGCTAAAGATGTTCAATCTTCAGATTGGGTTGGGGAGGAACATAGTGAATCTCCGTATTATATTTATCAAGCGGAAAAAGCAGGATTATTTAGAGAGGGTATATATGAGGATTTAATGATATATATGGAGAATCAGATGTCAGGTTCTCCTGGTGATGATGGTAAGAAGTTTGATCGTAGCCAGATGGATTTGGAGCATACAAAATATAGTATAGGGAAAAATCTTGAGTGGATTGAGTTTTGGACAGCGTGGGAAGTGGATAGTAGTGATGTTAAGAAAGAAATAGTTATTCATTACCATAGAGATTCTCGTAAAATTATGTCGATTAGATATAATTATTTATCTGATCTTCGTCGTCCTTATCGTATAGGTAAATATTTCCCAGTAGAACATAGAAGTCGTGGTATTGGTATTTGTAAGATGAATGAGCAGTTCCAGCGTTCTATTACCACTAGGCATCGTCAGTTTGTAGATAATGCTACTCTTGCTAATATCAGGATGTTTAAGATTCATAAGTTATCTGGATATGGAAATGGCGAGCCTATCTTCCCAGGGAAGATGTGGTTCTTAGATAATATGGATCAAATAGATACAATACAGATGGGTGAGGTTTATCCCTCTGCTTATCAAACAGAACAATCCGATGTAATTTATTCTCAACAGAGGACTGGAGTTAATGATGTAACTCTTGGTATGCCTCAAGTTGGTACTCCAGGAACTGCAACTTCTGATTTAGCAAGAATCCAAGAAGGAAATAAGAAGTTTGATCTGTGGTATATGAGGGTTAGAGATTTTGGTGATGAAGTTATTATGGATATTGCTGATCTATACCAACAGTTTGGGCCAAGGAATCTTGAATATTTCTATACGGCTGCTGGTGGTGAAATGGTTAGAGCATTTATGCAATTACCTTCATCTTATATCAGAGAAGGGATTATTATTAATCTGAAAGTGTCATCTCAAGTTCATAATAAGGTTCTTGATCGTCAAAATTGGCAACAAATTGCTGGATTTTTGAATCAATATTATCAAGGTTTAGCTCAATTAGCTATACCTCTTGGTAACCCTCAAATGATTCAATTGATTTTCACTAAAGGCTTAGGTGCCTTAACTGAGGCTATGAGACAGATTCTTGAGACATATGATGTTAGGAATATTGATAGAATTATTGTAAAAGAACTTGATTTGATGTTAAAGGGTCAGATTCCATCTATACTTGGAGGAGGTAATGGACCTCTCCCGCTACCTAGTGGAGCCCAACC